GTTCCAAATTCAATCACCATGAAGGTTTCAAGAGAATTAAAAAATTGATTTTTTTCATTAAAAAAAAATTAAAAAAAAAAACAAAAAGTGATTTTTGGAATATGATATATACATATAAAAATAATAAAATAAATGGATAATTTGGTTAAAAGGTATATTCCGAGAAAAGTGGACGATTATTTAAGGTCCAAAAAGCACTTCCTTGTTAGATGGAATAGGGATTTAACTTCAGAGATTTTGGAATTAGATTATGATGGCTTAGTTTTTATTTGCGATACCATACTCAGAGTTGCCGGAACGAGAGATTTAGATCAAAGAGACTTTGTTGATATCGGTTCAGACTGCTTTTTCAAAATCCTTAACAATGATTATGTATATTATTTGGAATATTTGATTGAAGAAGGCATAGTTCAAACTGACAATCAATATATCGTTGGTGAAAAAGCGAAATCATACCGAATCAACCCTGACTATATTACAGATGACCAATTAGAATCGATTTTAATTTCACAAACCCTAATCAACAAAAGAACTATTAAAGCTATTAGGGCTAAGTCGGACTTGAAAATACCAACTAAGCACAAAGAAAATTACCTAAAATCATTCAAGATTGATTATGAATCTGCCATTGAGCATCTTTATCATTGCTACTTTAATGGCGTGCCAGACCACAAAGGTAGAATCTTAACCAAATACACCAAAGATATCTTACAACATAAGTTACTACAAATTAGAGACGGCCAATTGTGGATCAACAGGAGTTTGACCAATGGTAGGATAAACAGCAACCTAACTACGCTAAATGGTGATTTTAAAAAGTTTATTATTGGGTATGATTATTCCCTTGATATAGTATCTTCCCAACCAACATTATTAAACCTACTGATTGATATAGTTAAAGCTCTTCAAGGAAAATCCGATTCAAACCTATCTAATCTTCTTTCTTGTTCATCTTACGCTTTTAAATTATTGGTATCAGTCGTTGGAAAAGAAGAGACTATCAAGATATCAAAAGAAATTAAAAAATTAAAGTTACCAAGTGATGTAGAAGTAAAAAATTGGAAACATTTATGTCAAAACGGTAGGCTTTATGAATATTTCATTGATGTAATCAAAGAGAAAATGGGTCAAAAATTGTCAAGAAACGAAGCAAAACAGATCGTTCTTACAACTCTTTATTCACAGGGTCGATTGGACAATGACTACAAAAAAATGTTTAACTCCACATTTCCATCAATCTATCAATTTTTGAAGCAAATCAAAAGCATGTCCAAGACAAAAAGAAGTTGGAGAATCCTCCCAATAATTTTACAGGCTTTGGAGAGTTATATTTGGGTTGAAAATATAATCCCTGAACTTGAAAGATTGGAAATTCCGCATCTTTTCATACATGATAGTGTGATTGTAAAGGAAGCAGATCTGGAGAAAACAGAACTAAAAATTGTGGAGATCTACTGGCAATTTGGTATTGATGCTAAAGTTAAAATTGAAGCATTAAAATAAATTAAATTAAAAAAAAAACTTTTTAATCTTCCGGAATATAAATAAAAATTTTCCATTTATTTTATTTCAAAAAAAAGCCTCGGGATTTCCTGAGGTTTTTTTTTTTTTTAGTTTTTAATTACTTATTCTTTATTTACAAAAGCATCAAAAAACCCTATTTATTTTTGATTGGACGAATTATTTTTTTGGAGTTGATATAATACATCACTCAATCATTAAAAGTTCACCAAAACCAAAAAAAATAGCATTTTTAAAGTAAAATTTTTAAAAAAAAAAATAAACTTCTTCATATAATATATATATAATTAACATGGAAAGAATTAAAGAATTGAATAGGTTAATTAAATACATTTTGAAACACCACAAACCAAATTTACTTGATTTTCCTTTAATGGACAAATTGATTTTACATTATGCGGATGAGTTGTTCATTGAGTTGAACGACAGGGAGTTCAATTACGTCAAATGGACGGTTAAATCCCTGTTGTCCAAAGAACTAATCCTGCGCAGGTCCATAAAAAACCTAAATGGAAAAAAATGACTTTTTAAATATAATATATAATAAAAAAAAATTAATAAAATGGAATACGCAGAGTTAAAAAAAGAATTTATCAAATACAACTATCAGTTGACAAGGGCAATTTTAGATGGTGATTACAAGTCTATTGAGAGCTTAAATCTCATCTTAAATCATTATATTGCTGAAATGCTTGATAAAATTAAATTTGAAAGAATTGGAGCAAAAAATACAGAGGTTAAAAAGGCTGTGTAATGTTTTAAAGGACGCGGAAAATACCATTGAATACAAAAAGGATATTCCGAGGCTATCATTCAGGATCATGCGAATTTGGGTTTTTGATAAAATCCACTTTTGTATGATCATGTCTGATGAAAAAGTCCATTATCTGGTTCCTGAGGATCTAAATTCCGATGAAATCATGGAAATCATCGAGGATCTTGAAAAAATACTGACTCAATAGATGACGGTGAATGAATGGTTTACTGAAAATTGGGATATGATACAGCGAGTAGCTAAGGATATATTGGGAGATAGATTTCGCGAAGGAATAAGTGAATACTATATTACTATGATAGAAAAAAACAAAGTTCCACAAAGCAAATTTCATACATATTGGTTCATGCGAAATCTAAAATTACCCAATTCAAAAATAAACTATATCCCATCAGTTTTAAAAAATTCAGCTCCTGATGATTTCGATATACCCGATATTGATATAGATACTAAAATTGATTTAATGATAGATTTAAATGACGAAATAATAGTAGATTTTCTAATTAACAATTATAATAATGAAAAATGGTTAAAAATCTATAATGCGATCTATGGTAGAAAAATTAATTTAGATTTTTTTGAAGAAATACTCTTTGAATATGTTTTTATAGATGGTTTGAGTATATCAAAGATCCGAGAGATTACTGGTTGTTCACAATCTTTCATATATAAAATGAGAAAAGAACTAATAGAAAAAATAAAAAAGGAACTATGATTGAATTATATTTAATTGTTTTAGCTATAGCTAATTTAATAACAGAACAAAAAATTATTAGAGATCAAATAATCAAAATCTATGATATAGAAAATTATATTTATTGGTCGAAATCTAAAAGGTTCTTTTTTGACTTGATTTCTTGTCCCTCGTGTGCTTCATTTCATATTGGGTGGATAATTAGTCTACTAATCGGTTTGGGTTTATTAGAAGCGATAAAAACAGGTCTTATAGCGATGTTTTTATATGCTGTCATAGAAAAAATAAAAAGATAAATTATGAGTCATAAAATTATTCAAGAATGTGAATCTTTAAAATGGAATAGAGATAAAGTCCAAAAGTGGTTTTCATATGGATTATCACCAAAATGGGGATTGAGTCAAGAATTATTGGCTTATATGTATAAATTATATCAAGATTCATCCGGTGATACTTCCTATGTTGGTAGATGGGGTTGTTTTTCCTGTCAGATGACAATATACCAAAAATTATTAGATTTCCTAAATTATGGTGATAATTTAGGTAAAGAATTGATAAATTGGGAACCAACAAAAAAGAAAAATAAAAATCATGACGGTAAGACAAAAAATAAATCTTAATGTTCCAGAATCTTTTGATGATATAACCTTGAATCAATGGAAGAGATTATTGAAATTACAAATGGAATCTAAAATAGAAAATGAGTTAGACTTATATAAGATGAGAATAGCTCAATTACATATTTTAAATCCAGATGTTACCGAAGACGAACTTAAAAGATTGAGTTTATCCCAATTGACAGATTATTTTAAATCAATTCAATTTTTAGATTTAGAACAACCAGTTAAAGAAAACCAGAAACAAATCATTGTAGATGGTAAAACATACCGATTCAACCATTTTAAAAATATGAGTTTAGAACAATGGATAGATGCCGAAAAATGGACAGATATAGAAGATTGTCATAAGTTGATCAGTATATTTTATTTAAATGCTAATGATTATAATAATATAGAACAAGAAAAGATTGCTGATTGGTTAGATAGGTCTCCCGCTCATGTTGGGTTTTGGACAATTTCGCAGTTTTTTTTTATTCAAAAGTCATTAGAGATCGCTATAAATCTTTATTCCGAACAGATGATTCAAAGGGCAAAAAAGGTGGAGAGAGTGGTTTATTGGAGCAAAAAAATAAACCAAGCAATGAAGCGGTTTGGTTTAACATTTTACACCAAGTAACTGATTATGATTTAGAAAAAGTAATGAAGTATTTGAAATATAATCATCAAGTAGTTTTCAGTCATATTATATTGGTGGAACGTAGAAACTTAGAATTAAAACGTGAATTGAGCCGAATTAATAGAAAATAATGGTCATTAACGTGACTATAATAGAAAAAATTAACTTAAATATATGACTAAAAGAAAAAATCCAGCTTATCATAAGAAAAAATTACTAATAGCTTTAGAAAAAACCTTGGGAATCGTTACTACAGCTTGTAAATTAGTAGGAATAAGCAAAAAACAATTTTATGAATATTGTAGAACAGATGAAGAGTTTAAAAAATCTGTTGATGAAATTCAAGATATTACCTTAGATTTTGTTGAGAGTCAATTACTCGAAAAGATTAAAGAAGGTAGTGAAAAATCTATACTTTTTTACATGAGGTATAGAGGCAAAAAAAGGGGATATAGCGATAGCGTAGATGTAACTTCCGGTGGTGAAGCTATTAAGAACATAACTTTTGAAATAGTTAATAGAAAAAAAGAAGATTTAGATTTAGATGAATCTGAAGATTAAAGCTACTAATGTTTTTGATCGCAACCTAAAAGCTTATGAAGATAAGTTTAGATTCATTATAAATATGGGTGGGACTCGTAGCTCAAAGACTTATTCTTTGTGCCAATTAATGATTTCTATAGCTCTATCCGAACCAAAGACGGTAATTAGCATTGTTAGAAGAACTGGTCCAGCTCTTAGAGCTTCGGTGATGAAGGATTTGATTGGTATCTTAAAAGATTGGGGTTTATACAATCAAGAATACCATCAAAAAACAGAATGGACTTATTATTTCCCAAATGGTAGCGAGATATGCTTTTTTAGTGCTGATAATGATTTGAAATTAAGAGGTAGATCACATGATATAGTATGGATCAATGAAGCTAATGAGTTAAATTGGGATATATTTAGTGAACTAAATCAAAGAACCAGAAAAGCTATCTTTATTGATTTTAATCCAAGTGATTTCTATAGCTATATTTATGATTTGTATTCAAGAAAAGAGACTAAATTAATAAAATCAAATTATTTAGATAATCCCTTTTTATCCGAAGAGTTAATTAGAGAAATAGAACATTATAAAGTAACCGATCCATGGAGATGGAGAGTCATGGGATTAGGTGAGATTGGTGAATCCCCTGAATTAGTTTTTGATACCTGGTATTATTACGATGATGAACCGATAGATAGTGAGGGTAATTTGTTGGGTTCTGTAGCTTATGGTGTGGATTGGGGATTTAAAGACCCAACAACTATCATAAAAGCTCAGCTCTATGATGGGGTGAGTGGATGGGAATTATATTTAAGAGAAATCTTATATGAAACTCATCTAACACCACAGGATATTTTGAATAGATTTGATAGAATTGACAAATATACCGAAATATATTGCGATCATAGGCCCGAATATGTTGAAATGTTAAGGGAATGGAATATAAAACCAGCTAATAAAAATATAATTAGTGGTATAATGAGTATGAAAGATTGTAAGATTTATTTACATAGAGGGAGTGAAAATTTGATTAAAGAGTTTAGAAACTATAAATTTAAGAAAATTGAGGATAAAGTTACAGATACTCCAGTAGACGCCTACAATCACGCTATTGATGCTTCAAGATACGCATTGATGGGTTTAAAGGGTTCTGGTGTTAAAGATTGGAGATTATTATTTTAGCCCAAAACGAAAATAATAATTCAAGTGATGTATTATATCAACTTTCAAAAAATGATCCATCTAATCAAATAAAAATTGAATTTAGAATAAATTACAATATAATCATGGAGTTAATTATTAAACCAAATTGGAGTTCAGATCAATGGGAAATTATCAATGGGACTTTTTCAGTGTATCAAAATGTAAGTGGAAATGAAATAACCATTTGGAGTTCGATTGATATACCAATCAATGAGATACTCAGAGTTCGACAATCAAACACCGATTGGGTAGGTAAAGTATATGATAAATATCCAACTGGGAATCGTTGGGTCATTTTTATTAAGATTTATTACGGTATAAGTGATTTATCTAATATAGTTAGTGTTCAAAAACAAGTCGACTTTACGGTCAATGAACTTGATGGTGAATTTTCAATAGACCTTAATATAAGGATTTTTGATTTAAAGGAATTAAAACGAAGTTCAGCTTTTAGTAAGACAATTGATATCCCATTTAGTGAAAATAATAATTTGATTTTTAGTCAAATCTATAATGTTAATATAGATACCGGATTCAACCCAAAGAAAAAATGTGGTGCCCTAATTACTGATGGTGGTATTTTATTATTGAGTGGATATCTACAAATACAAGATATAGATTTGCCAAATAAAATATACAAGTGTGTTTTCTTTGGTGATAATAAAAATTTATTCGATGATATTGGGGATAAGTTTATTTTTGGTAATAGAAATTGGAATGATGATTTAGATTTGAATTTTTTGATACATAATAAATATCAAAGTGAAATGATGGATTCCTGGAATGGGAATAGGGACTGGGTATATGGTTTGATTTCTACTGAAACAGATATCTATACTTTAGAGTATATGACCGGTCAAGGTATACATACCCAAGGAGTTGAACCTAAAAGATGGAAAGTTTATATTAGAGCTAAAGCTATTTTAGATGCTATTTTTAAAAAATGGGGATGGGAATATGAATCAGACTTTTTAAATAGTAAGATTTTCAAAAACCTTACTATATTACCAAATTTATTAGATGCCCCTGGTTCTGATGTTGTTAAATGGAGTATAGGAAACCCACCAAGTTATTCATATAATATAAATAGATCAACACCATCAAATACGATTTATAATAATTTACCCTTTACTACCTTAGTTCATGATCCCTTTTCATCTTATAACCCTGTTACATGGGAGTTCGTGATTCCATATGATGGGGCATTTTCAGTTAATATGATGTTAAATTTTAATTCACAGGTATCCCAACTTATTAGTCCAAATAATGCTGAAAAAAAATTAGATAATTTAACTATAGTTCCAGTAGTTTATAGAAGAGGTGTGGAGATTTGGAGAAATGAGAATTGGTTTAAACAATCTGGATCTTTGAAGCCAATTTTTAGTAATAACTCCGGTGTAATAGGATATATTATAAATAGTCAAAGTAGATTACAAATCAAAGAAGCTCCCTTAGGAATAAATTTAAAAAGTGGTGATGTTTTGAAATTTTATGCCAAGTTGAGTCCAGATAGCTATTTTAGTGCGCTTACTGTTACAGGTAAAAAAGTTCAAAATGTCGTTCCAAATAAAGCTGATTTATTTCCAGATGATGAAGTTAATTTTATTTCCCTGGTTGGTGATAAAGATTTGGTAAATCCTGCTCCTCTTTTTAATAAGATTAAACAAGCTGATTTTATTGGTGATATCGTTAAGATGTTTAACCTCTATATCAAACCAGATAAATACAACTCGAGGAAGTTTTTAATTGAACCAAGAGATGATTTTTATAAAAAGGGTAAGGTGGTTGATTTTTTAGACTATGATAGAGATGATGTAAATATAAATTATTTAATTGATATAGCTGCTAAGAAATATAAATTTACCTATTCATCAGGTGATGATGACGCTAATAAACAATTTACCAGCTTAACCAGAGGTAGAATTTTTGGGGATGCTTTAATTGAATCTGAAAATGATTGTTTTAAGAATGAGAAAATAATTGAGTTAAAGGCAGTCCCTACAATTATAAGACCAGCTCATTCATCTAATAATATATTCTTACCAAGCATAGAAAATGGTAGTAAGAATAGTAAATCCAGATTTTTATTTTATAATGGTAAGATAGAAACTAATAATACCTTCAAATATACTTACTGGACTACCGCAACTCAATCAGTAACAGTAACCCAGTCTTGGTATCCAGGATTTAGTAATTTTATTGATTTTAATAATCCATCAAGCGATTCTATATTATTTGCTTCAAATGATTCTACTCTAAAAGAACTGAGTTTATATTATAATTATTGGGAAAACGAGATTGAAACTTATATTGATAAAAATTCACATATCTTAACTTTAAAAGTCAGATTGAATTCTAATTTATATTCAAGAATAGATTTTAACGATTTATATTATTTCGAGATTGATGGTAATGGGGCATACTATACATTATTGAGTATTGAAGGATTTGATCCAAGTGTTAATAGTTTGACCACAATGAAGTTTTTAAATTATATTGACTATAGAGATTCTAAACCAAAAAGAAGTCGGTTTATATTTAGCGGTGGTGTGAGCGGTGTGGGAGATTTACCTAATCCCAATTTTGGTGGTGATTTTTTTAGTGATGGTGGTGGCATAATAGGTGGTAATAATGGTATTATACTTAGAGATGATTCATTAAACGGAGTTTATGCTGGTAGTGACTTAGTAATTGGCAATAATAAGAATTTTTTTATAATAGGTGATAATATAGTTGTATCTGATGGTTTAAAAGATTTTTACCTTTTTGGTGGTCGAAATCTAAATATAACTACTAATAATGTTGTTTCTTTTGGTGGCATCGGTAAGACATTTTCTAATCCCAATGTTTTTTTATTTAATAATTACAATCCAGTTTTAACCAAGAAAAACCCATACTCAATTAGTAATCCGGAAGAAGGTATGATAGCTTATGCTGGTGCGACACAAGGTATAATGGTTTGGGATGGTTCAAATTGGATTGGTGGGATCAGCGGATCAAGTGGTAGTTCGGGTAGTTCGGGAACATCCGGATCAAGTGGTAGTTCGGGTAGTTCGGGAACATCCGGATCAAGTGGTAGTTCAGGAACATCCGGATCTGATTTGATTAATAATTGGGATTATACCCAAGTTGGTGATGCTGATTTTGGAGCTTCTAATGATTGGGATACTGTAATGACAGTCTCTCCAACAGCTTCTGGTTGGGGAATCATAGCTTATCAAGCGAATATTAGTGGGGGTAATGACGGTGGAATGAATCATTATATAAATTACAAATTGGTTATTGATGGGAATGATTATAATTCTGGTTCTATATGGGTGATATCTGGTAAAAAAACACAGATTAGTGGAACTTGGTATGCTTTTTTCACATCAAGTGTTTCTTTAGAATTACAAAGCACTGGATTTAGTAAAACTCTCTATTCAGGTTCTAATATGACTGTTGTTAAATTAAAAAATTAAAGAGTTTATATGTCTAAAAAGTTAGTATTTGATTTAAATTTAAATGTAGGTGATGCGCAAAAGAGTATAGAAGATTTTTTAACTTCAACCAGTTCTGCTAAAATTAAATTAAAAGAGTTAGAAAAAGCAGCTATTGAAGCTTCCTTGAATGGTAATGCGGCTTTGAGTGAAAAATTTGCTAAAGCTGCTGGTCAACTTAAAGATATTATTGGCGATACAAGAAAGGAGATTAATAATTTTGCGTCCGATACAAGAAAATTAGACGTAGCTATAGGGGCAGTTCAAGGCATCGCAGGGGCTTTTGCTTCAACAGCTGGGGCGGTTGGTCTATTATCAGGTGAAAATAAGGATCTACAAAAAACAATAGCTACCGTAACTTCTTCCTTAGCTATATTAAATGGTATTCAACAAGTTTCAAATACCCTTAATAAGAACAGTGCTACTGGGGCAGCTTTATATTCCGCTGCTAATAAAGTTCTTAATTTTAGTATAAAAGAGACAGCAGTAAGTTTGGGAGTTTTTAGAACAGCTTTAATAGCCACCGGTATAGGAGCTGCGGTTGTAGCTTTGGGACTATTGATAGCTAATTTTGAGAAACTTAAATCGGTATTAAATGGTGTTTCAAAAACCGATAAAAATTTATTAGAAAGTGCTAAAGCCAAAGTAGATGCGAGTGAAAAGGAATTAAAAAATATAAGTGATAGCGAAAATATATTAAAGAGACAAGGCAAAACACAAAGGGAAATTTTAGAACTGAAGATAAATGCGGTCAAAGGGGCTATAAAAGAACAAGAAATAGTTTTACAAACAACTAAAAACCAAAGAGATGCCCAAATAAAAGCTGCTGAAAGAAATAAAGAGATCTTAAAAGGTATTTTAGATTTTGTATCCATACCATTGACTCTAATTTTAGAAACAGTAGATCAAGTTGGTAAAGCTTTTGGTAAGAATTTTGGGTTAAGAGAGGGATTTAAAGATAGAGTAGCTAATCTTATTTTTGATCCAGAAGAGACAAAGAAAAAAGGTGATGAAGAAGTAGCTGCTCAACAAGAAACATTGAACAAATTAAAGAATGAATTAGCTGGATTTGAATTGGCGGCCAAAGAAATTGATAATAAATCCTTCAAAGAACGCCAAGAGAGGATAAAAAAAGAAGCGGAAGAGGCTAAAAAAACTGCTGAATCTATTCGTGAAGCAGAAATTAGAGCTATAAATGATAAAAATCAACAAGAATTGGCAGCTTTTGATGAAAAGGCTAAAAAGGAGATTGAATCTGCTAAAGGAAATTTTCAATTAATTGAAAAATTACAAGCTGCTCATTTAGTTGAAAGGCAAAAAATCATAGATAGACAGGCTAAAGAAGCTGAAGATAAGAGAAAACAGGAGCAACAGAAAGAAAAAGAAGATCTTAAAAAGAAATTTGACGAACAACTTAGTTTAATTAGAGCTGAAAAACTTAAACAGATCGAAAATCAGACTCTAAGTTTAGACAAACTTAAAGAATTAAATGATAAGGAGATTCAAATTTTTAAAGAACAATATGATCTTAAATTAATTACAGAAGAAGAATACTTACAAGCTAAATTATCCTTAAATGAAAAATATAATAACAAAAAAAAGGAGTTAGAAGATAAGGATAAAGAAAGAGAAACAAAATTAAATGAGTTTAAGATAAACTCAGCCGATTCAACATTTGGTATATTAAATGATATCAATGCTACTTTTGCTAATCAGAGTGAAAATAATGCTAAAAAGGCATTTGAAAACAATAAAAAGATACAAATAGCTGAAACATTAATTTCTACTTATTTTGCGGCTCAAAAAGCTTACACATCACAAATTTTACCTGGTGATCCAACATCGCTTATTAGAGCAAAAATAGCTGCTGGTTTATCAATAGCTGCTGGTCTCGCAAGAGTAGCAAAAATTAAATCAACAACGCTTCAAGGTGGATTTGGTGGGTCAAACGATTCATCGGTTTCATCCGGTGAAAGATCTGGATCATTCAATCCTTTCATAAATCCACCAGAAGCTTCAAGAGTGATTGTTCCAGAAGGAATTTCAAATAGAAATCCATCTAATCAAAGAGTATATGTTCTTGAATCTGATATAACAAAAACCCAAGAAAGAGTAAGGGTGATAGAGTCTAACTCCAACGCCCAGTTTTAAATAAAAAGATGGACTAAAATTACAATATGAATATGAAAGAAGTAACAACTTTTGATGTTTATATAGATGAAGAATCTGAATTAGGTGTTGATAAAATCTCATTGGTTAAAAAACCAGCTATTTTAACCGATTTTATTTATCTTAGTGAAGAAGAACAACATGATTCTTACAAACAAGTTTTTTTGAGTGAAGATAGGAGAATCATTACTGGTCCCGTTTTGATTCCAAATTTAGAGATTCTTAGAAAGGACGATGATGGTGAACCATATTATATTAAATATAATGAAGAACAAATTGAAAAAATTACACAAAAGTTTTTTAAAGCTAAAGACCAATTTTCAGTAAATAAAGATCATAAAACTGATGTTAATAATGTTTATATCTATGAATCTTGGATTGTTGGTCAAAATGACAAAAGTAAAGATTTAGGATTTGATTTACCACAGGGAACTTGGATGATATCTATGAAAGTAGATGATGATGAAATTTGGGATGGTGTAAAAAGTGGTAAATATAAGGGATTTAGCATTGAAGGATTATTTAAGTTTAAAAGAAGCTCTAAATTGATTAAACAAAAGAAATGGAGTAAAAGAGACATTAAATCTTCTAATGTAGATAGAGTCTTATTTAATGATGAAAATAATCAATTGGTTGTTCAATTTAATGATGGATCAAAATATACTTATTTTGATGTTAATTTTTCAGAGTTTATATCAGTAATTGATGGGCTTGCTGAGTGTAAAACCGAAGGTAAGAATAAATGGGGTGAGTGGTATGTAGGGAAAAGTCCAAGCGTAGGAGCTGCGGTTTGGGAATACTTAATTAACACTGGTAAATCTTATACCAAAGGAGCTACATTCCAAGAAGAAGTTGTTTTAGATCATAATGAATTAAATCTACAAAAAGATACAAAAAATAAAAATGTAAATATGGTAAGTGCTATTTTAAAAGATGGTTCGACACTTTATACAGATGCTGAATCTATTCAAGTGGGTGTCGATGTTTATTTTATGAATGGTGAAGAAAAAGTTAAACCAGAAGCTGGAGAATATGTTTTAGAAGATGGTTCTACTATCTTGGTTGATGAAAGTGGTAAAATCGCTGACATCAAATCAAATGAAAGCGAAAATCTCCAGTCCGAAAACCAAAAAGAAAATGAGCAAAAAGAAACTAAAATGGAGTTAGATCCTATGTTAGCTGAACAATTTGAAGCTTTAAAGGTCATGATTGAAAACCTTAATTTAAAAATTGATTCTCTTATTGGTTCACAAATGAGCCAAGTTAAACAATCAATAGAAAACCTCGAAGTAAAATTAGAAAAACTAACAGTGGAAGCTGAAATGAAATTAGTTGACACTGTAGATTCAAAAAATAAAATTAATCAGAGTGATATTGAAAATAAAAAGAGAACTCTTGATTACAATTTAATTACAAAAATGAATAAAAAGTTCTAATAATCAATCCAAAAAGGATAAAAAAAAATAAAATATAAAAAATGAGTTCATTCGTAAACAATACCACATATTCAGGTAAACAAGCTTTTGAATTTTACGCATCTATTATTGATGCTGAGTTTTCTTCAAGAAGCGAATGGAAAAATCTTTCTTCAATAAAAAATGAAGTATTGGTTCCACAAATTTCTCTATCAGGAATTACTAAAACTGGTGAATTTTGTGATTTTGGAGCTACTGGTTCTGTAACATTATCAAGAAAATCAGTAAAGGTATGTCCTATTTATGTGAATCTTGAGATTTGTAAAAAAGATATTGAACCAACATTCCTATCTGAAAGAATGAATGCTGGTCAATTAAATGGTGAGTGGGGACCAAATGAAATGACCGACTTTTTAATTTCATATGTTAAAGATCAAGTTAACTATGATTTAGAAGTTCAAACTTGGAATGGAGCTACAAGCTCTTGTTCTGGTGGTTTGGTAAATCAAGCTTTATCGGATCCTACTACTATTAAAGTAACTGCTACAGCTTCAACTATTACTGCTTCAAATGTATTGGGTGAAATAGAAAAAGTTCTTGTAGCTACTCCTGCTAAAGTAAGAGAAAGAGATGACTACGTGATCTATGTATCTCGTCAAATTGCTTTTTCTTTCCGTCAAGCTATCGGAGCTTTAACCATTCCTTATTTTAAAGCTGGTGAAAAACCTGAATTAGCCTATAATGGATATAAGCTTAAAGAAACCCCAGGTTTGAATGCTAAACAAATGTTTGCTACTAATATTTCTAACCTTTGGAATATAAATGACTTAGGTTCAGATGAACAAAGATTAATCGTAGTGGATATGACAAATACAACTGCTGAACCAAAATCAAGGTTAGCCATGCAATTTAAATATACTCCTTCTTATGGTATTGGTGCTGAGGTAGTTCTATACAACTAATCACCAAAAAAAAAAATTAAAAAAATAAAATGGCTTATTGCGATGATATAGATAGAGGATTAGAGACCTTTTGCGATATTAATTTAGGTGGGATTATAAATGCTTATGTAGCTGACTTTGATAAGGTCTCATCATATGGTTTTACCGCATCTAATACGGTAATCAACTCAATTACTATGGGTTCTACAGCATCATATTTTTATAAATTTAATGTTCGCGAAGACACTTCAAAACTTGATATAAAAAACACACCAACTCTTAGCGCTGATTTGGTAAGTCAAATAGGAACTTTGGTTTTTCCAAAACTATCAACCATTAAAAATTCAGCTATTAATCTATTAAGGGGTAAGAAATTAATTGTTATTTACGAAGATTCAAATGGTCAATTATGGTTAAGTGGTAGGAAATTTGGTGTTAGAGTAACTAATATAGAAGTAACAACCGGAGCAGATAGAAATGATGATAACATCTATACCGTAGAATTTACTGCTCGTGAAACTAATTTTCCTTATGAGGTTTCAAGTAAGTCTGTTATACCTGTAGCTCCATAGTTTCAAGTTCCATAGTATAATTAAAAAAAAAGACCAGTCCCATTGCGGATTGGTTTTTTTTTTATGCGAAAACAATTTCAATTTTGATTACAATATAAATATGATTAACATATCAGTAGGAGCTACCAATTCTTTTAGTTTAAGGTTAAATGATAATTTAACTATCAATAATCCTATTTTTTTATTTGAACTAACTTCTGTTCAATCAAATGAAAAATTCTATTTCACAGCTCAAGATTTATCTACCACAACACGATTCAATAGTTTTAAAGTGTATGAAGTTTCAAACACATCAATACCAATAGCTCTAACAGCAAGCATACCTAAAATTAAATTAGGATATGGTGGTTCCTACTTATATAAAGTATACCAAACCACTAATTATTCATTAAATCCAACTGATGTGGTTTTAGATAGCGGTATAGCTATTTTTAAGAATGATGAATATGAAGATTTTTTTTTT